ACATCAGCCGGGCTCTCTACCTTGAAACTGAAGGTCGAGGTATGAACATCCGGCGACCAGTCATAAACTCCACTCGAAGGCGAGTTACCATTCGCCAGGATGTACCGATAGAGGTCAGCGTCTTGCCACTTGTACGTCCACGTCACCGTCATAATCTGGCGTCGCAGCTGGAAGTCATCAGGATAATACTCACCGATGATCATCTCGTTCTGCGGCGTGGTGTATAAGTTCTGCAAGTCGATTGTGGCCTGCACCGCTGGCTTCTCGACACCATCGAGCTTCAGGAAGCCCTTGTTGCCAAGCGGCACACTCTCGCAGGTATCATAGTCAGCATTCCAGGACCAGGCGTGCGCGTCACCGGTGTCGATGTTACGGGCCAACTGTGGTTTACGTCCGACGAAGCCAAAGCGAGCACCCAACAGAGCAGTCGGGGCAACGGTCAAGCGCATAGATGTCGCCCGACAGTCAGTGAGAATTTCGCCGATCTCTGTGTCATCATCCTCACCAGGGATGTAACGCCGGATAGATAGCCACTTGAAGTCGTCTGTCTCAGCTGCTGGCGTAAAGTGGTGTGTATGTAGGCCAGCCTCTGGCGTGTCAGCCTCGGTATCTGATAGCTGTCCGCAAGCCGCATATGCCAGGTATCCGAATACGTCCGCAAGACGCGGGAACATTGTCGCAGTTCCTGCGCCAAACGCCATACTCTTGTAGGCACAACCAGGCTGATAACCATCGCCTACTTCCGCAGGGAACTGGTTAATGGCCTGTTGTGGCCCGACCCTAACACTAGCCGCCTTGTGACGGTACCAGGTCGTAGCTGTGGTTCCTTTATTTGCTTGTGGGCCGAAACCAAAAATGCCCTCACTACTTGCTACTCCCATAATAACCTCCTATAAAAATCTAAGGTGAAATTGCGCGGGCGCAAAATCACTCTCTATACGTAAAGACCTGAAACCAGACCTGGCCTTCCCAAAGGAAGTCGTCATCTGGGCCACCGCCCTCCCAGATATGTGATTTCACAACCACACTCTGCTGGGCGACTTCATTGAACATGTCTGTGACCGTACCGCAGGCCCAGCCATGGGCATTACCCGACCGGTAACTGTCAATGTATTTCTCTAACAAAGCGCGAATCATACCAGCAAATCTTCGAGCATCGTCCTGTGTTTGGTCAGAATCGAAGCACCAGACTCTAAAGTGCACCACGAACCGTCTCCACCAGTGGGTGCCTCCTCCAATCTCATGCACTGGGCCAAACGACACCCCGGCATTTGTAGCGGACGAGCTTACAGAAGACCCGATTGTGTGCTCCCATCCATCCCCAAGATCACTAGGATCATGTGGATGAATGTTTACCAAAATCAATGGAATAGCAATGTTAGAGTCCTGGTATTCTGTAGGGTCAAAAACACGTCCGACATGCACCTCAGATGGCGTCAGCGTCCGGGTTGTGCCATCCTTGTCTACGTACTCTAATGCGCTAGCATAAGCAGCAGGAATAGAGTCGATCATCTTGTCTTCGAGGTGCTCTTTAAGGTCAACCATCAAGGCTTCTACAATGTCTTCCATACACTAGCTCCAGCTATCGCGCTGCGTTTCTTTCAACAGCGCATATTGTGGTGCAGAGTGAGCACGAAGAATACGGTCATACCGATCCATATAGTGCTGCACCAGCAATAAGACCGGATTGTCTTCAGGATCGCCGCTCTCACGACGTGTCTTGAAACGCGCAATCTTACCAGTCTTGGTAGTCATTGGCTCTAGCGCAACAGCACACGCATAAAGCTTAACGGCCTCTAAAGCCCAAGTAGGCACATTGATGACAGTTGCACCACCGACTACCTCGTTGAAGTGACGCACATAATGCACCACGATCTCTTGTCCGCCTTCAGGGATACGCGAGAAGCTAATCTGGTCTTGCGGCCACAGCACATAGCCCAAAGGATTTGAAGTTGTTGAGCGTGTACTGGACTCCCAGGCGGTACCCGGCCAGTACTCAAGCTTCTCAATCCAGGCGCTTTCGTCCTGATCCCAGAGGACGGCATAGACACCAGCATCAGGTGTCTGTACGATGTTAGACGGCAAGTCATACTGGTATGTCGTGCCGTCCCCTGTGATCTCAAAGTCAGAGGCATAGCCGGTGTGCGTTGAGGCTAGCGCCCGCAGCGCATCATTGACACAATCCTTCAACAGGTCTTCCGACCAAGTTGCGTGAGATTCGTCGTTCAACTTGCGACCGATTTGCTCCAACAGCACACTCCACGTAGTGGACATAGGCTATCCTCCGTATTAACTAAGTCTAGATGTTCGTCACTTGATCAAGCTGGCGCACAGGTCCGGCGTGGAAGTACAAGTCATAGCGGCTGGGGTACATACGCTGATACTTCATGTATGCGTCCCAAGAGAACCGCCAGATGGACTCGGTGTCATCCACAGGGCGCGGATTGTACGTTTGAGGTGGCTGCAATACACCAGACACAACACAGCGAGGCCCCTTAATGAAGACCGAAGCGTGAACTGGTCGGGCATATGTCACGTAGCCGTAGTAAGCGGAACCAGCACCACTTAGATCAGTCTGGAAGTCGTCTGTGGTAATGGGCTCTGTGAAGGAGAGCTTCGTGCCATCGACAACTTCATAAATCTCTCTTTCTATCTTGGTCGGATCATTGAACAGCGCACCATTGGTCCCCTCAGTGGTCTTGAACTTAGCGTTCAATTCACTGTCGTAGGTTCCACCATCACCAGCGCGATGGACGTGCAACGAGACAATCTGACCAGCAGCAAAACCGGTCGTATCTTCTACAGTGATATAGTTGGTGTTGCCGCTCTGACCGACTGTCCAAACGCCACGTACCGAGGAAGCTGTCGAACCGTCGCCCTCAGTAATGGACGCCTCAATCGTTGTTTGTGCCTGTACCTCACCGCAGTTCCAAAGAACGTTGGTTGGGTGGCGTGCCATGCGAACACCTTCGTACTCGCCAACCTCATAGTTCAGCATCCGGCGATTGTCCGTGTACTTGAGGCGGCTGATGAATTCGCCATCGTCGTCGTCGCGCACCGAGTAAACAGCAGAAGGAGACACGATACCAAAGATCGGGTTGTTGGCGGGATCGGGCTGGTAATCGGCACCTAGCTGTACGGCACGGCATACGCCGAGATCAAATGTGTCACCAGATTCGAGTGTCCCGAAGGACGAAGCGTCACCGGCGAACATAGCGCGATCACTGTCCAAGAAAGCATTACGGGCCAACAGGTCGAGCGACTTGACCATGTGAGGAGCCAAGCGGCTACCGATGATGTTGCGGAGGCCCTGCGTGCCATTCTCGCGCCAATACGTAATCATCTCGTCGTACTTATTAAGCATTACCTTGTCACCGTAGCGGGAACAAGTAATTTCAAGCTGGCGGGAATCCAAGTAAAGCTGAGGGAGCCAGATTGCGCGATTGTCCAGCGAGGCGATGTTGGGTTCAGGGTCAATCACCTGGGTGAAGACCATCTTCTTCGTCGCCATTGCTGCTAGGTTAACGCCATAGTTGACGATCCCGTAGTACAAGCTCTTGTGCCTAAACTGCTCTAGAAGCTCAGGAACATACTTAGTGTACTGGTTACGAGAAAAGTCTTCCCAAGGCGTATCACCATAACTTGTTGAAAATCCAGAAGTTGTGCTCATAATTTTCCTCCTCTATAAGGGTTAGTCTAAGGCCGCGTAGTACTGCTCTTTGAGTTCGTTCATGAGATCGGGGTCGGAGCCGTCTTTGACAGCAGCCATATAATCATGCCAGAGTGCGTCTACATCCTGAGAGCCTGGCGTACCAGATGCTCCAGGACTTGCAGGTGGCTTGCCTTGACCGGCGTCGTCCGCAGATTGCTTGACTGGTGCTTGATTTAGATTGAGAGCCTCAACGATACCAGCCAGCCTTTCAGTATAGGTCTCCTGTTCGCCATCAAACTGAGGGAGACCACCAGCTTCCAAAAGCGGCGCAAGTTGGGGGAACTGAGTTGCCACAATTTCCGCCCGCTGCGCTTTTGCAGAAGCAGCTTCGGCTCGCTCCTGGAACTCTGCGAGTTGTGCGGATTGCTCTTGTGCTCGCGCCTGAAGTTCCTCAAACTGTGTAGATACTTCGCCAACATTGGTTTGCGCCGTCTCAAGCTGCTCTTCATACTGATTACGCTCTTCGGTCAGTTGGTTTAGCTGCTGTTGAAGCTGGCTAATGCGCCGGTCAAGACCAGCAGAGCGGTTGCGTTCCTGTTCCAACTGCTTAGCGATGTCTGTGCTGTTGTCGGTGTTGTCGCTTTGAGAAGCGCCATCACTATCACCAGCGTCATCGCCGTCCAACCATATAGTCCAGGATTGTGTCTTTGCGTCTTTCATTTCTGTGCCTCCTTAGAGGATACTTGGGGAGCAGAAGGACTCGCTGCATTAGCCTGTTGACCACGGCTGCTGGTGCCCTTGCGACCTTGCGTCGGGTCTTGCATACCCATCATACCTTGGGCTTCAGTCTTAGCTTGAAATTCCAGCCACTCCTTGATTAGGTTCAGTTCGAGCTCTGTGTCTCTAGCCTCACCCAGCCGCTCGATGGCTGTTTGAGGTGAAATTGCGTTGCTATTGAGGGACATCAAGAGATTGTTAACCAGATTATCATGGTCACGGGGCAAAATTGGAGCCCACTCTTGCCAGATACGAGTATCTTTGATCATTTCTGGCGTGACGTCCCAGATATTGCGTTCGGCTGCAAGCTTCAAAATCATTCTATCGAGCTTTTCTAGTCCCGTTGCCCAGAAGCCTCGCTCTTGGCGAATATGCACGACCATAGGGATCATGCGAAGAGCTAGTGTGAGGGCGCTGCGCTGACTACCCTCGTCAAGGCCATAACAAATAGGCGGAGTATAGGCTTCTGTTCGGGCCATCCCCATCAGGTCGCTTGCCCATTGAACCGTGGGGCTGGTGGCACCACCATTAGCTGGAGGGTATATGATATTTGGTTCGGGTGCGCCCGGTGGCTGCTCGCCTGCATCCATCAAGACTACGCCGTGAGCCATCCGGCGGATCGCCATTTTTCTCACGTTCGTAATCATTGGTAACTGTCGTGCCGTCTCACTAATTAGATCGCCGACATCAGCAGTCCGGTCGTTCACCTCTCTCGCCAAACCCATCTTATGCTTCAGCAATGATGTGCCATAGAACTGTCCAACTCGGATATGTGGAATATAAACGTAGGGTGTTGAGTATTCAGGACAAGCCAAGGATTTACCTTTCATTGGGGTTCCGCGCCACTTGGCCTGTTTTCCGTCTACTGTGGCAATGTATTGATTGCCGCGCCAATGCTCTTGATACATCGGCTGATTAGTGCCTGTCTCTACCCCATATAAACTCTTGGCCTGTAGGCTGGTAATAGGATAGGCGATAATTGACTCCATTAAATTCCAATACTGGTTGCTGGCCCAGGCTGGGTAGAAATACTCAGGCAATACGCGATCAATGCGAATAGGAAGCTTTCCCTCGGCCTCACGACTGGGATCATAGAAGACACCAAATACAGCGCCCCCCAGTACCTGCGAGACAATACCGCTCTCCTGCATTAGTGACCGACCACCATTCTCGGCCCATACTCGGTTGATCAGGTCTGTCAATCGAGCCGCGTCGCTACGCCGCTCGTCCGAGCTATCCCTTCCCCAGGGCTCTACCACGGCCTCAACGAGGGGAGAGGCACTATCGTCAACCTCGCCAAATAGGAAGCCAGCGTGCAGCATACAGGCCATATTAAAGGGATTAAGCTGCAATGGATGACGTAACTGGTCACTGTCCTCGGAGATTGTCTCCTCTACGAAAAGTCCGTCAAAATGATACCAGTACTCCCAGTATTTAGAGCGTTGGTCTTCCCACTTACTGACCGGATACTCCCATCGTTCCTCAAGGGTGGGGAGACGGTTGCTATAAATTGAATTTCTCATTCATCCTCCTTATAGTCAATGTCAACAGCAACTTCTCCGCCGCCCCACACTGGTAGTGTAAAGGGAACCGAGAACCATTCTCGCTGGCGACGATCATATACCAACATCTCCCCCTCCGGCGTAATGCGAATGCCGGTCTTTACGAGAGAACCATCATCACGCTGGTATATTAGCTTGCCGCCTGAACGTATCGTAAAACCTTCTCCTTGTCTAGGCATACTTAAACTCCTGTGCCACACTATATTATAACAGATTTTCGTGCGTTGTCAAGGGCTATCGTGCTGGTCTTGGTGTGTCAGTGTACTGCATACGCCCGATACGCTCGTGCCCGCCACGCTGTGCTCGTTCTGTGCGCTTCCAGCTATAAATCTCTTCACTCCACTCCTGCTCTCGTGCATCTTCGTCCTGGATAGTGAACAGTCGGTTCAACAAATGCCCTGCGATAAACATCGTGCAGGCCACGTCCTGACGCAACTTTGTGTCAGGATGACGCCAGGCGGCCAACTGGTGCCACATAGACTTCAGCATCTTAGGCCCCTGAATGAGGCCCTTACTCATAATGAGCTTGAGGGCCAACACCATCTGGCGCTTGTTGTCTCCGGCTAGGCTGACGCCCTCAGTAATAATGCCACGTTGTGTGAAGACAAGCTCGTCAAAGCCCTTCTGGGTTCCCGTGGCGTCAAAAGCCGAGTAGATGGGGTGATACAGCCTGTGCCATTCCTCTAGCTTATTCACGAAAGGCCAGTACGAGCCGACCTCGTGCTTGTTCTGTGGCCCCCACCAGAAGGCGGCGAGCTCTGCTGGTATATCCGGGAACCCCGTAACGCGCCAAACCATAATACAAGCGCTGTTACGATTAGGGGGCATGCTTTGCCCAGGGTCGCCGACGAGGATGTATTTGTCGGTGGCTGTAGGCGGTGTAACCCAGGTCACAATGCCAGTACGGTCAATTCGTACCTTACGATAGCCAGACAACTTGTTCTCAGTGGCGTGAGCCATCATATTATCTAGCGCCGGATTTTGACAAGCCTCAATGACATTGCGCGTGAACTCGTTGCCCTTCGGCATTGGTCGCTCTGACAACAGCAGCTGGCGCTGACGATCAGGGTCCTTAATACGGCGCTTAATGGCGGCCACCTGATCACCACTAAGATATGGGTTGTCATAGGTAGTGGCGATTAACGAGACATAATGTTCAGGCTCTAACTCGGCTCTATCAAAGCGATCCCATAGGGCCGGCTCGTAGTCGGCGTTCGACATAACAATGAGCCGACCAAGCCGCTCACGCCCACCAGATACCACACCACGTAGACGAGAACCAAGGTTGATGATGAGCTCGTCCAAATCTACGCCCACTGTAGCCATCTTAGACGCCTCGTCTATACTGATGGCATCTCCAGACCACGAACGCAACTTCGAGCCCTGCTCACTCGCCGACATAAACTCCAGAGTGGAGCCGTTAAAAAGCTCGATCTTGGGATAGGGGCGCTTAACGACATTCTTGATCAAGGGGATAATGTTAGTCGGGCTTGTGTCTCGGTTGTGCCAATTGATCAAGTTGTCTACCGCAGCATCGAACATCTGCTTAGATTGCCAGCCCACAGGGGCGACATTCATAAACTTGAAATTCGACATCATAGCCGCCCAATACAGGGCGATGGCCGCCATACCCTCGGTCTTACCACAGCCAAAACCACCAATGATTGTGTAATCCAGGCGGTTATCGTGCGCTGGGACATATTGCCAATCAAGCGGCACCCAGGGCACGTATTGACCGGGTTCTAAGTCCCAGGTGTCTAGGGGCTGACCAATCAAGTCAAAGCGCGGCTCCCCTGACTGGGGAGCAAAGTAATGCGCTGTGAATGTGGCAATGCCCCCTGTCTTCAGGGACTTAGCCCGTTCAAGAATTTCGTGGTCTGTAGGCGTAAGCTTATAGTTGCTCATAATAGTTTTGCAACTGTGTTATAATTGGGTCCCAGCGTAGTTTGCCCACATACGTCGCTACACCAGCACAAAGCTGCTGATACAATTCGCCATCGCCATCAATGTCATCCATTAAGCGGAAAGCCGCGTCGTGCAGTTCCTGGTAATCATAGCCGGTGCGTAAGCAGTTGTATTCGTGGATCAGGTCAGGATCACCATGGATAATGCCCCGCACCGAGGGGGTGCCGCAACACATTGCCTCTACCGGCGCACAAGCGCGACCCTCATAGCGACTGGCCTTTAGCACAAACAAGGCGTTACTGTAAAGCTTGCGCATCTGGGACGTAGTGGGCTTGTGAATGAACGTGTCATATTGGTTGTGCCAGGACTTGTGAAGTGCGGCATAGCCCCAAATCTCGACGCCATATTTGCTCCGTAGCTCCTTGGCAACCTTCAGGGTAATGCCCTCGGTGTCCTTAGCGTGATTGCGCCCATCTCCCTCGATAACGATAGCACGTTTATTTGGCTCTTTGCGAGGATAGAAGTCGTCCATATTGACGCCATTGGGCACGATGACCCCAGAAGCTCCTAGACGCTTGAGATACTTGGCTAGCCAGGGCGCAATAGTGATGAACGAGAAGCCGAGTTCCGCAGCTAGTGCATAACTCTCAAAGGCATCGTTAAAGCGGCGTTCGTCAATGTCCTTAAAGAAAAGGTGCTCCATCATCTGCACAAAATAGACCTTGTGTTCCGCCATGACCTGTGCGGCTCTCTTGACTGTCTGATAACCGGTGGCTACCACGACATCATATGGTGCCCAAGCACGATGATGATTGAAATTAACGATAGGAACCTCGACGTTTATCCAGTCTGGCTTGTCCGGCTTGAAGGCGGCAATGCGAATGTTCCAGTCAGGGTTTTTGCGAGCAAGACGATTGCAATGCTCTACAATAATCCTGACGCCACCGCAAGGCCCTAGTGCTGGTACTACATATAGGATGTTCATTCTAGCTCCTGTCATAGCCGCCGGCCTTAGCCTTGTCACGCAGCCACTGCGGGGCCTTGGCCTCACGGCAATAATTATTTTCGTGCCAATGGTGAGTCACTAGTCTTTCATTCAAGAACGAGTAGGTGGCGTGAGCTCCTCTAACGGCTCGCAAGTGGAAGTCCCAGTCAACAGCGGGACCGGCCTCTGGAGTAAAGCCCCCTACGCGATGGATTAGACTGGTGCGGATCAGGCACATCGGCCAGTTGATCCAGTTATGGACCAGAATCTCTTCCTGATCCATTGGGCGGCCATGTGCCTGTAACTGCTCAGGTTCTTGGCGCTGCATACAGTGCACAACATCAGCGTGTGTCTTAGACATATGGGCCTTCATCTTCTTCAGCCAGTGCTCGTGGAACTCGTCGTCATCCTCTAGGTTTGCAAAGCGTGGAGCCTCATGGCCGAAACGAGATAGAGCCTGATTGAGTGCGTATGCGAGGCCCCGTTCGGGAAGCACCAGCATGTAAACGCGCTTGTCCTCCAGCAGGCGCTCAAGAGCCTCGGCATACTCACTCAGTTTATGTGAGCCACCATTCTTCGCGATGACCCAGGTCCAATTCGGATCGGACTGTGCGAGGAGGCTCTGACCGGCCCGCTTGCATAAGTACGGACGATTAACTGTTGGTGTGACTATTAGCGTATTGTCGCTCATATTCCTCCTCATCTTGCAAGCAACCAACGAATTCGCTGTGCTTGACCACATATTGTAAAGTTGCCCAGTCGGGTACTAATTGGGCAATCGGTCTGCGCGTGACCTTGCGGAACTTGACCGGAAAAGTGCGGGTCTCCAAGTCCAAGAAAGCACAAAGCTTGAAGATGGCATTAAGCGGTAGCTCTGTGATTTCGTTACCTTCTGCACCGACTAGTTCATCGTAGTTAAAATATAGGCGATTACCATCATAATTGTCTACGAACTCCAGCATTTCATCTTGGCGCTCCTTAAGGCGCTTCATAAGACTCATAATATGTGAAACTTGTAGGTTAGCCGGTGCCAAATTGTTCTCGTGGTCTCTCGTGTGATGATGACGACCTGTGCGACCAGCCAGTAGACCACTGACTGCTACCCGCAACAAATTGCGCCGGCACAACACGATTACTAATGGCTTCTCCTCGTGCAAGTAACCCATAATATCGTCAGTCAGCTGGTGCCACTGCACCTTCACTGCTGCGTAACGATACATCTCTAATGTCGTCAGGGCCTTGATGATACTTAAATCGTCGGTGTCTAGGTGCTGTTTGAAGCTACCGGCTGGTAGTAGCACCTCGCCGCGAGGCGCGAAGATGTCTGGGTGATTGCTGAGCGCCTCCATCAGCATAGTGCCCCCAGAACGCACGTGTGTCAAGACTATTACAGGTTGCGCCTGATTCATTTCTCCCCCCTCTTATCTCTGTGGCCGAATCACATTATATGCATCTTGAGCCCTATTATAACCGATTTCCAGGAAATTGCAAATCCCCTTGACAATCGCCAATCGGCCCGTCTTAGTCCAGTGCGTAGCATACAGATAGTCCACATGATAGACCTGTTGTCCTGAGCGCTTGAGCAGATAAGAGCGAAGATCAGCTGTGTACCGGCCATATAAATCGCCATAGTTAGGAAGACCGGGCTTGTGCTTGCCGTCTCGTGCTCGTAAAGACGCTGCGACGTGCTCACGAGGCCGGTACATCTTAATGAAACGTATCTCGCGATCAGGAAACACCCTGTCAAAGGCCGGCTGATACACCTTGTCAAGCAACAAGCACATCCGTGGGTCCTTCCAGCCCCAATCGGTATATCCAGCCAGTCGATACAGTCGGTCCTTGCTCTCCAGCAGGTTACTTGCTGCGTCAATAGCCCACATCTGCGCTTCGCGCTTAATGTAGCGGCGTAAGGGAGGATTGTCCCAGGAGCCTCCAGCCGACCTCAGAATCTTGCGATTAAGGCGAACAAAGTCGCGATCCTCGCAGTGCTTGTCGTCTGCGCCATTCATCTCGACACCAAGCACCTGGAGAATGTTTGCCATCATGCTACTACCTGTGCGGTGCATTCCTACTGGTAAGACTATCATTGCTCGTACCTCTCAAAAGTCTGTAGCCACCGGTCGTGACGATGTGGTG